TATTCTCCGATTTTATTCTTAAATATTTCTGTTTCTCAATTTCAAATACTCTCTTGTTCACCCGCATTTTTTCATTATCTACTATTATCAAGTAAACCGGTTTCCCTCGGCGAGTTAGTTCTTCAAACTTTATTTCCGGTTTGGTGCGTTTATTCTTATTCAATCTATGTCCCCAATTGCGGCATTAAATTCTTCGTGTGCTGTTTTTGCATTTTATGAAATGTATGCAATTCAGAAACAGCATGTCTTGTTTGAGTATTCTTTTTTGATAGCGATTCAACTAATTGATAACCAAATTTCCCGCTATCAATTAGATAACCCTCAAGTTGCAATTGCCTTTTATACCTTCTTAAACTTCTTTCATTGATGTTTAATTCCTTACAAATTTCTTTTGCGTGGATTCGATTACCGCTTTTCAGTAACAATAATATTCGTTCTTTCATTGTTCCCTCGTTTGATTATTGATCGATCAGAAATCTTTATTTCGCTTTTCAACCCTTAACTCAATTTCTACAATATCTTTAATAGTTAAACTCCCCTTTTTCTCATTTACTGCTTCGTAAATTGTTATTAACTTATCTACGTCCACATCTTTCAAGCCTATGTGGATTAAAGACAACGCAATTCTCATATAACTAATTTTTTCTTTTTGTGTCATTTTGTTTTTTCCTTTTCGATAAAATCCTCCATTTCTTTCTTTGTCTTGAAAAAATGAATCCCGTCTTTTGTCTCAATCCCATAAGGGGCAGTTATAACTAGATAAGCAAATATTATTATGCTTATAGTTAATACTCCGATTACTATGTAAAACCCAACATCTGTCATAATGCCTCCACTAATAAATAGATTGCTAAAATAATTGTCATTACGAAATACAGTCTCAAGAAAGTGTTCATTTATTTGTCATCTCTTTTTTGCTTTGAATAAAGAATGTTTGCTATTCTAACCAAAAGTTTGATTAGTCTAGGGTGATTGTTTATTGCCATACTGATGGCGGGGATGCTGGGCTTCCTCCTCAGACTCTTTCTTATGCTTTCAAGGGCTATCCCGTTTAACCCAAGATAAGCCTTTCTTTCACGAGGTGTTAAGTTTAAGAAACCAGTTTCATCTTTTAATTTCATTCTGTCGCTCAATAAATTAAACATCGTTGAATTATTTTACTTGCAACATAACAAATTAAAATAACCGTGTCAAGTAAAAAATAAAAATAATTTCTCTTGACATTAAAAGCCGGTTATGTTACATTGAGAATGTTGATAAAATGAATTGAGGTAGGAAATGATAACAGTAGACGAAAAAAAGTTAGAAGATTTACTTGGATTTGAACTGCATACATCAACATTAAAATTGATTATGACAAAACTTGTAGAATGCAAAGAAGAAAGCGTTCCGGCTGAAACAATGAGTGATATTTATAAAGTTTGCAACAAAAGAAAAACAACGCGAGAAGGGCACATAGACCCATTGTGTGAATGTGAGAATCTAAACAAAATGTCAAACGTAATATCTCAAGCAATTATTGGTTATTACAAAAGCAAAGAAGCCCAAGAGTGGGTAAATGCTTCTTTGGGTGATGCAAGTTTGACCGAGACGGAGCGGGGTCAAATGGAAACGCAAGTTAACCCGCTTATTTGGTGGGAAATAATACCAAAAGATTTAACCGATTTAACCGATTTAACCGGCAATTGTGTTGGCAGATACTTAACAAAAGAAGACGCTGAATTTAATCTGAACCACTTCTTTGGAAATATAGAAGATTTTAGAATTGTAAAAGTAATAGCGGGCTAACGGATGGAAACTTAACCACCAATGGTGGAAATACACAATAAATTTAAGGAGAAAGGTTCGGAATGAAGTTGACTAAGGAAATGAAATTATATTTTGCGGAGATTGGGCGAAAAGGCGGAAAGAAAAGCAAACGGAGCATTTCACCAGAGCAACAGAAGTCAATGCAGAAAGCTCGAAGAAAGAAAAAGAGAGGATAAAACATCATGAACGAGAAAAAAATTAGACCGAAATCATGCCGTTATTATATAATGAATAATAATCGACTAATATACATGACGAGCGGTCGCACTAACATGATGGTCGAATATAAGAGGGGGGGAACAAAGTTAAAAATATTTTTGCGGATAACGGAGTTACGCATAACGGGTTTACGGTAATAGAACTAAAAACTAAAAAGGAGTTACAATGAAAACTTTATTGATTGACGGTTTTGGCAACATAACTAAAGAAGGATTAACAATACATTTTAACCAAAAATTTCCATTGAACGGAGGATTAGCAACCGACGAATGGTATGTAAGTTGGGATAAAATAGGTAAGGCATTATGCGGAAATGAATATTGTGAAGAAACAGAGGTTGCGAAATTGAGGGAACTAAGGAAAATAAATCCCGTTGAACCGCTTGTTATGCCGTGAAGGAGCGACATGAGAAAACTAAATGATTTATTAAACAGCTACTTGAATTTTAACATGTGGCAGCAAAGCATAGTGTTGGCATATCGTGGGTCAATCGCACATGGAACTTATGTGCCAAATAGTAACTCAACATCTATTGACGATAAAGATATTTTGGGAATTGCAATGCCAACACGACAGTATTTTTTCGGCTTAAAGAGCTTCGAGCAATTTGAAAAATTTGAAGGCGAATGGGATGTTTTAATTTATGATTTTCGGAAAGCGGTTCGATTGCTGATGAAATCAAACCCTAACATTTTACAAATTTTATGGACACCCGATAAATATATTTTGAAGCAAACCGACATTTACCAAAAGCTAAGGGAGAACCGACATTTGTTTGTGCATAAGGGAATTTATAAAACATTTTGCGGATACTCATTCGGGCAACTTCATAAAATGGAAAACATGGCTTACAATGGATACATGGGGCAAAAACGAAAGGGCTTGGTAGATAAATTTGGTTATGACACTAAAAATGCACAACACCTAATTAGATTATTGAGACAAGGTATTGAGTTTTTGCAAACAGGCGAATTGATAGTTGAGAGACCGGACGCTGGAGAACTGAAACAAATAAAAGCTGGCGAATGGACTGTTGATAAAGTTAAAAGAGAAGCGGACAAACTATTCAAACAAATGGAAGACGCTTTCCGAAAATCAACTTTGCCAGATGGTTGTGAAGCCGAAAAAATACATAGGTTGGTGATGGAACTGAACTATGATTATTATACAACAAAACAAGCGACTGAGTCGGCATAGCAGTGTGGCAAATAAGCGGAGAACGGACATGATAATACTAAATTCAGAACAACAACAAAATTTATTTAACTACTTTAAGCAAGAACACGATATAATGTTACTTGATAGTGATTTTAGAGAAATTGAAAATATTATACTTGGTGGACGGTTTAGAAAAAGAACTAATTGGAAAACAATAAAAGTTCTTCCGCTTGATTTGCTTGTTAGGCAGATTTTTGCGGAAGTGAAGGAGAAAATAAAAATGATACGAATTAGAATTGACGAACAAACAGTAATAATACTTGGCTATGATGAATGCCAAATTAATGATGGAGTTGCGCCCAACAAAGTATTATCAAGTGGAGTTATTAATAAAGATTATAAAGACAGCAATGAACACGAACCAATTTGTTATGTGGTGATAACTGATTTTATAAATTTGTTAAAAGAAGACGTGCCCACTGATGGCAAATGGAATGTTAGCAAAAATTCTGCTTAACGGCATCTTCGACTCACCCGCCGGTATTATCGGTCGGGTGCAGTCGGTGGTTCGACGGCGCGCAAGCGACGAAGAACCCAAGATGCCATTCGACGGACGATTGCGCGAAGCGCGTCCGTCGAACGTAGTTGGTTTTAACGGGTTTGCGGAAATAATTTATAAATAATTAATGGAGTAGAGAATGAAACTTTGGATTGATTTATCAACAGACGAAGAAAGAATTGAATTTTTACAAAACGGAGATGCAATAAAGACGGGTATTATAGCACCAGCAATTACTGATGACATAATTGAGCTATTAAAATTCCGAATGCAAGCAAATCCCGTTGAAAACTTAGTTATAGCGAGTGAGCATATCGAAGGTAGTTCTGCGAACGGTGCGGTTGCGGAGATTGGGAAAACATTTATTATAAATACCGATGAAGGGAAACTGGCATTATCTCAACAAGATATTTTGAATACTATTGATGCCGATTTAGATATGATGGATGACGGCGATTTGATGAATTGGGAGGTAATGAGAAAAGATATGACCGAAAAAGAAATAAACAATTTACCGGAGACATAAGCAACCGCACCGCTATAACGTAGTTGCGTTTAGCCCGTTTGCGGTGTTAGACGAATTAGACAGATTTTTAGACACAATTTAGATGAGGTAAAAAATGGAAGAGAATTTAAGCCCAGACGAAGAATGTATTGGTTGGTTAGCAGAAGAGAACAAAAAACTGAAAGAAGAAATTAAACAACTAAAAGCAAATCGGGCTGAAACGTCAAGTTATGCAAGCCCAGCCTCATCGGGCGTCCAAACCGCCGATCTTGATTTATATAAGATTAAGATTGCAACAACCATAAAAACAATTATGGAAGAAATGCCTTTAACTGGTGATAATGCGGAAGATGGAAGATATATCCATCCGGCAAGATGGAATACATTAGTAAAAATTTTATTAAAAGAAGAATGACAGGCGGTTTGTGTGCATAACGGATCGAGCATAAAACGCAAAAGACTTTAAGGGAAAGATGAAAGAAGAAACTAAAATACAACCTAACCAAACCGAAAATCAGAACGATAACTTTTGTCGTTTTGATGCGGTAGTTGGGCTGCCGACATTTTCTTTTCGACATCTCGATTTGTTTAGCGGAATAGGTGGCTTTGCTCTTGCCGCCAAAAGCATTTGGAAAGAACGTTATGAAAATGTTGGATTTTGCGAGATAGATAAATATTGTCAAAAAGTATTACGGAAAAACTTTGGAAATGACATTAAAATGTTTGAGGATATTCGCAATTTGCGGAAGGAGGATGTAATTGGAACAGTTGACCTTATCACTGGAGGATTCCCTTGTCAACCATTCAGCATTGCCGGGAAGCGAAAAGGCGCAAGCGATGACCGCTATCTCTGGGATGAAATGTTTAGAGTTATCCGTGCAATTCAACCGCGTTGGATTGTTGGCGAAAACGTTGCTAACCTCTGGAATATGGGACTCGAAAATATGTTATCTCAAGTGGAAGGTGAAGGGTATGAAATCGAAACATTTATCATTCCAGCTTGCGCCGTCAACGCCCCGCACAAACGGGATCGAATTTGGATTATTGCTCACGCCAACAAGTTCGGATGCGACAATGAGCAAAAAGAAAACAGAGAAATTAATAAGAACAAAAAACGGAACTTACCGGCTAAGGAACAAAAGCGGGTTGCAAAGCAATGCGGGATTGTGCAATATGATTCTAATGTTGCCGACACCGAAAGCTCACGACGGGAAAAGCGAAGGAGTTCACGGACAAGGAGGATTGGATTTAGCAACAACGATAAAATTATTACCAACACCCACAACACCGAGACCGCACGACAGCGAAGAAACAGCAGGGAAATATTATCCTTCGCAGAATCAGAAAGATTTAACGCAAATTGGAATGAACCCTGGTATGAGGTTGCAACCCGCTTTTGTAGAGTGGATGATGGGATACCCAATAGGGTGGACAGACTTAAAGGATTAGGCAATGCGATAGTTCCGCAAATTGCGATGGTGCTTTTGGCGGCTCTCAAAGCCACAGACGATAAACTGGAACTGAAAAGATGAGGACAGCCCAATGGCATCTTCGACTCACCCGCCGGTATTATCGGTCGGGTGCAGTCGGTGGTTCGACGGCGCGCAAGCGACGAAGAACCCAAGATGCCATTCGACGGACGATTGCGCGAAGCGCGTCCGTCGAACGAATCAGCAATAAGACGCAAAAGACTAAACAGAAGGACTTAAATAATGAACAAATTTAATAACATAATAACTACAAAAACCGGAACGATAACTTTTGTCGTTCTTGATTGCGTAGTTATAATTTTTTGGGGCGGACACTAAGGAGAACTAAGATGGGACAACCAAATTTGAGAGAAAAAATTTATTGGTGGTTTGTTTATAGCGTGGTGAAATATGAGGAAGGCAAAATGCTAAATCTACCATTAAAAATTTTACATTTTATTTTCTTCCCTTTGATGACAATATATTACCAAATAGGGAAGCATAACGGCTACCAGTGGGAAACGGGTATTTGGATTATACACGATATGAAATATTCGGATGCAATATTCAAGCATTTTGCCTTTGGTGATGGATGCTGGTATAGGGTTGTTAAGCGTGAGGATGGGCTTGTAACTATTGAGAAGCAAGCACCAAAATAATTATAACGGATCAGCCATAATTTGCCAATAAGAAAAGGAATATAGAAATGGAAAACTTAGTCGAAGAAATAAAACAGCAAGCATTTTATATACAACCCGAAGACAATGACATTATTTATGTGAGAGCTTCAAAGATTGCACAATTAATTACTGAAAAGCTCGGTCAAATTGATGGCGTTGTTAGCCATGTTTACGGCGGTCTTTGGTATGCTATGCGCAACAAACACAATAATGTTATAGGATATGGAGCGCAAGAATTGGGAACGGTTGAAGAATGGTGCGAACAAAAATTACATCCAGGATTAAAACGAGATATTGATTATGATATTATTATTGTAGGTGCAGAGCAATGTAGTTGTGGTGATAAGTCAACCGGATGGACCGAAATAAAATGTTGTAACATTTGCGGATTACCAACAGAAAAATTTTGGATACATGGAGCGATTGATAGCCGTAAATCTGGCTAACGTAGTTGCGTTTAGCCGGACACGGGAATAACAATAAAAATAAATTGAGGTAGAAAATGGAAGAAATGGAAGAGAAAGATTCAATACCCGTTAAAGATGAATTTGATATAGCACAAGAAGCATTTGCAAATGACGAAATAGTGCTATGCCCTAATAAATTATGTTACAATTGTTCACAAGTTGCAGGGTGCCAACTTGGTTTTGAAAATTTAGAAGAAGAATGCGACACTTATAATTTATACATAGAAAGTGTTCCGGCTGGAACGCTGGTTATAGCGAGTGAGCAGCCGAAAGGCGATTTGGCGAACGGTGCGGTTGCGGACATTGTAAACAAATATGGGTTAGAATGCCCAAGTTCTTCTAACTGTGGCAACCATGGGACACTAAGTGAGCATGGCTGTAATGGAACGGAAGAAGATTGTGTAAGCACTTGCCCAGTGCCAGCGCAATGTGAGTTTTGTTATTGCGAACCTAAAAGTAAATTCAATTTAGAAAATGATTTGAAAGAATTATTGAAGATAGCAACCGCATCGCTATAACGTAGTGGCACTTGGCTTGCGGCGGCACTGGAATAAATAATTTTGGATGGAGAAAAATTGACATGGAAGAACTAAGTATCAATAACGCTATAAGACATATTTGTTTTTTGAATGAAGAAGATGCAAAAGAAGAAGAACAACTTCGAGCGCAGACGGCTACAAGCCGTCAAGCCGAAGTGCGAGTTAAACCGTTTTGGCAATTTACCAAAGAAAAGACACCGAAAGAAGGGACAAGATTATTGGTAAGAATAGAAGATAAGAATGGGAGCTTTGAAGCTATTGGACGATATACAAACGGCAGATTTATAATACATGGCAACCAGCAACGTAAAAGAATGATAAGCATTAAAACAGTTACAACCGAAAGCGTTATAGCTTGGTATGCAATACCCGATTATGTGCCAAAATCGGTTTAACGGCATCTTCGACTCACCCGCCGGTATTATCGGTCGGGTGCAGTCGGTGGTTCGACGGCGCGCAAGCGACGAAGAACCCAAGATGCCATTCGACGGACGATTGCGCGAAGCGCGTCCGTCGAACGTAATGAGCATAGCCCGTAAAAAGTAGATACAGAAATAAATTTGTTCTTAAAAATTTTGATTGACATAACAAAACAAAAAAGCCCGATAAAAGTTTTATCGGGCTGATGCGGTAGTTATGGGTTTTTGCGCCGGACATCTTTGAGAGCTTTTTGGACTAAATAATCTGCGTAACTCAAATCTTTGCGCGCCTCATCTATGATTTGTTTTTCGCCGGGTGTTACTCTCATTTGTGATATGATTGCAGTGCGTCCACCTTTGTGAGATTTGATTTCTCGTAACTGTTCATTCGTCAATTTCAAATCTTTTTTGCGTTCATCGGCTGACATGCCTTCGTAGATTATTTTCTGAGCGGCATAAATATCAGAGAGTGTTTTAGCTTCTTTGCCTAAAACTTTTGATGCGAGTTTGTAGGCGGCAGGGCTACCTTCGTAGCCCTTTGAAATTAGATCGTGATCTTTGTGCGTGTACATTTTAACTCCTTTTGGTTATGATAAGACTGTGTCAACTATTTCTGGTTTCCAACTTGAGTTACCGGTTCCAAGTTCGACTTCAGATTCGCCTTCTTTTGTTTTTACGATTTGCAATTTGCCAATTTCTATTTTATACAAGATTTCGGATAATTTTGCACGACCTCTTGATTGAGCATCTTTGTAAGTCTTGGTTCCGCAGAAAGTTACAACCGTTACAATCTCCTCTTTGTTGTCATCTTTGCTGATGTCTTGGTCACTGACATTTAAAACTTTTAAGATTTTACCATCAGTTGTTGCTAATAATCTTGTGTCTTTTGCGATTGTTGGTTGCTGTGTCATTTTGTTTTCCTCTTGTTTTTATTTAACAAAGTCAATCATAATGTCTGATGTAAATATATGAGATTGTATATACAAAGTCAAGAGAAATCGACAAGAAAATAAAATTATTTTCATTTTTTTTTGTTGAGAATATAGGCGAAAAATAAAGCTTTTAGGAGGCTGGCGCGCAAAGATTTTAAGCGATTTAGAATTACGCAAATGCGAGGCGCAAAACACCCATAACGGATCGGGCATAACCCGCAAACGTAAATAATAAGAGATATTATGTTAAAAAAAATATTTGATTTTATACAAAAATTTAACTTTTGGCACAAAAAAAGTGCAGTCGGTGTTGATGCGTTTGTTATACTGCCGCCCAGAACTTTAACGGAAATGTTTGATGATTGCAACGGTTCTTCGGCACATAGCAACGATAGAGACCGACCATACGATGGGCAACCACATACTGATTATGGATTAAGAGGAAAAACAAAAATAAAAGGAATAACATTTAGAGACTTGCGAGATTGTTATATAAAAGGGTGCTTGCTTTCCTCTGGTGAAGGGACATTATATAATAGAGCAATTGAAGGAAGTTGGTTGCCAGAAGATGTTTATAAAATTGATTGGGAACAGATAGACCCAATTGCGGTTGCCCAAAATATGAGTGTAGAAGTAGAGAAGTTAATGGGGATATACCCTAATGTGCCGAAGTTGCAATATACAATACCGAATTATGAAATAAATTTAGATGACGAAGCGGCTGTATAATGGCATCTTCGACTCACCCGCCGGTATTATCGGTCGGGTGCAGTCGGTGGTTCGACGGCGCGCAAGCGACGAAGAACCCAAGATGCCATTCGACGGACGATTGCGCGAAGCGCGTCCGTCGAACGCTGTTGCGGTTAAGCTGACGCCGGAAACTAATTGACAAACTTTTAACAAAAATAAATTTAATATGATTGAACAAACTGAAATAACCGAAGATAATAGGCGGTCACGCTTGAACCGCTTGTTAGTATGCGCCGGACATCCTTGTGAGATTTTGTATTTGTTTTCTTCTAATAAAATTTATGGTGAAGAAAAGGGTATTTGCAGAATAATCGGTAAAGAATCAACCGGCTTAAAGTTTGACGATTGGGTTAAAGATACATTTACCGATCACGCTTCTCTTTATCCCGGAACAATTATTTCAAATGAAGCTCTATTCTCTTTTGAAGAATCTTCCGAATTGATTGCTAAAAAAGTTAATAAAGATAAACAGCAAAGATTTAGAACCTATACCCATATTGTAGTTAATAATGAATGGTATGTTTTATCAAAGGCACAGAAAAAAGAAATTTATGAATTGATAATAAATAATGAACCGGATGTTTGTGTTATCTCTGATTCCGGCCAAAGGCATTTATTATTTAAACACAAAATTGGGACGTGGCAATTTGAAGATCAATTTATTCAAAGAGATAAAGAGACTTTAACAAGAATTAAAATGCTTGGTGATGAATTGATTAATAATAACTTTTCCAAAACTGAAATGCTCTCTGGTAATTATATCCAACATCGTATAATGAAATACGGCGTAAAGAAATGGAGAAGCATTGAAGAAAGATTAACAAAATATCGCGGCTCCGCAATTTTTGATTTAGCTATTTGGCTCTCACAAAAACAAGGCGAACCAGATGGAGAGTAGAGAAATATTTGAAAACCAATTAAGAATTGTCGGCAATCTTTATGCTTGTAATATCGAGACAAGATATGATCCAGAATATTTATCTGTGCCGAAATTATCAAAAATAATTAATGTGCATAGAACTACTTTGAAACTTTGGCAAAAAGAAAATAAAGTAAAATCAAATGATAATGGAGAAATCCAATTGCAGAGTTTAGTCAATCATATTTTATATAAATCAAAGAAAAAAACTTTTGGTGAAAGTTGCACTTGGTGGAAAGAAGAAGAATTAAAAACATTTAACACGGATAGAAGTCCGTTAGCTAAGAGAATTATGAAATGCAGATTAAAAAAGAGAGGTTTATTATGACACAAGAAGACATTGCAAACAAATTGTTATTCCCTCTTTGGGAATGTATTGATCCAGATTATAAGCAGAAATATAAAACAGAAGTTTGGCGACATTTTGAAAATAATATCCGGGTAGCGGCTTATACTTCTAAGCTCAATTATTTTTTATCAAAGATTCTGAAACTTATGCCTATTGATTTGATGGCTAAGTTTCTAAAAAATATTAATGAAGTGATGAATAGCGGTGAAGATAAGCAAATATTAAAATGGCTTCGCAGTGAAACAACTTATCTTGTTTTACAAGTGCGTGTATTGAGACAAGAAATAAACGAATCATATAAACTTTTTGATGAGGAAAATAAATGAAAACTTACATAATGGAAGGAATCGTAACCGCTCTAAGTAGTATATCTCATAACGGCGGTGAACAGAATGGAATCACAACTCAATTGCGCCGGGAAAAATTTGTTCAGACGGATGGAAGTGTTGAAGATGTCCCGGTTATTTCCGGCAATAGCATTAGAGGCACACTTAGAGATATTGGAATGTTTTATATGTTGCAAAAACTTGGTTATGGAATCGATATTGGAAATGGAAAAGTAGAAGGGTTAACGTTACCGGCATTTTACTTTTTGTTTTCCGGCGGCGCACTTGTTAGCACTGGTGATGCAACTTTGAATATTGGTTACTTCAGAAAGATGAAAGAAACAATTCCGCTAATAGGGTTATTTGGGGGGGCTATTGGTAACTCTATAATGCCGGGCAAAATGAAAATAGGAAAAATGATTCCTATCTGCGATGAAACGCTTCATCTTATCCCAGACAAATTTAAACCGGGAAGCATCAATTCAATTTGGGATTATTGCCAGCTTGAAATGTACACACGCAAAGATGATGAAAAAAATGAGAACTTACGTAAAATGATTGATGGGGAAACAAGAAAACTTTTACAAGAGCCGGGAAAGAAATCATCTATTACTCAAGCGGGACCGCAACAAATGATGTACTATGTGGAAACACTTTCAGCAGGCACAAATTTCTTTTGGAAGATTGTTCTTGAAGATGTTACCGACATTGAGTTTGAGGCGTTTCTAACAACGATTTTACAGTTCAGCAAATTTGCAAAAGTTGGCGGTAAAAGTAATGTTGGGCTTGGTGAAATTGCGATTAAGATGGATAAATGGATAGAGATAGATTCAAGGGCGCATCTTGAAGGTAAGGAAATTGATTTTGCAATCGGGCAGAAATATGAGAATCATCTTAAAGACAAATCAGAAGAAATAAAAAACTTTCTTGCGGATATAAAATGATAGATGAGAAATCTGCATTGCTTTATTCTAAGTTGAACAATTATAAATATCTTGTCGATAAGACTGAAAGATTTATCCGATGGAGTTTAACACAAATTAAAAATCCTTATGTGGCTTGCAGCTTTGGAAAGGATAGTTCTGTAATGTTGCACTTAGTTTTGAAGTTTAGCAAAGATATTCCAATTCGTTTTGCAACGCACCCCGAAACAAATATTTTGAATAACTATTCCGAAATAGAAAAATGGTGGATAGATAATCATCAAATAAATCTGCAAGAAATATTTTGTGAAGGCGGCTTGGTAAAAGTAAAACATCATCAAAGAATAATGCTGAATGAAGGTGAGTGGGATTCTTTTTTTGTTGGCATAAGAGCAGAAGAAAGTGTGGCAAGAAGAATGACATTAAGTAGATTTGGAAAATTCCATAAACTGAAAAATGGCAGAATAAAAATATCTCCGATGGCTTGGTGGACTGAAAAAGAAATTGGTGTTTATATGATTGCAAACAAATTGCCATTCCTTAATGATTACAAATTCTCCGGTATTTCTACAAGGACAAGCTCCGGTGTTCCGAGAACAATGATTCACGAATCTTTACAGCAGCTTAAGAATAGAGACATCTTAGCATTTAATAAATTGTGTGAACTTTTTGAGGATGCAAAATACTATGTATGAACCACTAAAGATAAGAGCTTATTTGCAAACCGGAATAATATCAGATCAATTTCTTCCGCTTGACGGAATATTATATAATGTCAAAGTGAGGGAAAATTTTGGTGAACAAACAATTACCAAACCGCTTGAAAGTTTGGTAAGAGAAGAAAGCGGAAAAACGAGATTGCCTTTTGAACGTGCAAACAACCATACATTACAATGGTATTATCATTGCTCATTTGCTCAATGGTATGAGGATATGGTAGAAGATCATCAAACATATTCCAAACGATTTGATTTGAAGTATTCTGATGTCATTGATTTCAAAGGGAAAACTTCTCGCTTCGATACCAAGTCTGGCAGATTTAAAAATTATTTTATAAAAGTTTATTATCGGACTGCCTCCTATGTGGATTGGTTTGCAAAGGGAGATAAAGAAGAATTAGAACGGCTGCTAAAATTTGTTACTCATCTTGGAAAGAAAACATCTCAAGGATGGGGAGCAGTTTTGAAATGGGAAGTTGAAAAGATTGAGAATGATTTTAGTATTTATAAAGATGAGAAATTAATACGAGCAATCCCGATAAAAGAAAATGGATTTTTATATGGAATCCGTCCGAGCTATTGGAATCCCAAACATCAATTTATCTGTAAGATGCCGGAATGATAGGCGTCATACTAACGACGTTGCAACTAACAAGCGGCGGCAAAGATAATGCCGACACATATTAGGATTTATTAACAAATATTATTTAAGTAAAACAATGAACAACCAAACAACAAATTTCAAACAACACATAATCCGACCAACTACAGCCGTCTTGTTGAGTTGCGGGTTATACCACAGAGTATTATTAACTTTAATTTGTGTCATTATAATGCCCATACATATAAAAGGAGTTATTAACAGCATCGAAAAGTTGACAGTAATGAGTGAAATGTTTCTCACCAAAGATGTCCTCATAAACGAATTCACCAATTACATAAAATGGGATAGTTCCTTTGATGATACCAAGAGAATCGCTTTGTTGCAAAACATAACCTTTCATAATTTGTTTTTGGATAAAAGGGACTGTGCCCCCAAGAGAAAAATTTTCTTCGTGCGGAGTTCTGCTAATAATATTAGCAATGCTATCTTCTTGAATGTTGTTAACAACAACGATACCAGTCCACGAAATATGATGCGCTGGAGTTCTGCCCGTATTCGTAATATTAATATTCATTTTGATTTGATCGCCAACTCTGAATTTAAAAAAGTCCGCCTTGCTAACAGAAATATATGCGCGCATCTCAGGCTTATTCATTTGTTCAGTTTTATCAATTTGTTTAGAGGTCATATAATAAATAATCCATACACTTGCGAAACTTCCGATTACAAGAAAAACTTGAGTAATAAACATCAGAATATCCTTGTCTCTTTTAGTCCATTCTCTAAATCGGAGAATAAGAGTTTTGTATTCCTTGGAATTTTTATCTCTCTTTGGATAGGACTTGCTTTTTTTGTCTTTGGGCTTCTCGGTGGCATTATTTTCCAAATTTTCGGGAGACAGAGCATTCGATGGGGGATTATTATGTCTATCGTCGGGTTGTTGCTTTTTTATATTTGCCATTTTTTGGTAAACCTATATGTTAACTAAATATAAGTGGTATAACGGTGTTGCCCATAAGCGGACACGGAAATTTTAATAAATAAATTTGAGGTTACAAATGCAAGACGAAAAATTAAACGAAATTAAAAGACGGATAGATGTTACTTACCAGGGGGACAGAAATCTTGCCGTAATGTTACAAGATGTTATTTATCTCTATAAAAAACTGGAAGAAAGTGTTCCGCTTGATGGGCTGGTTATGACGCAAGCCGACTACTTAAAAGAAATTGAGACAGCCATAGAAAACACAGTTAATGAATATGACCATATATTAAATATGAAGCGATACCCGCAAGTTGAAGATATGGAAAAGTGGATTAGGAATTTGAGAGAAGCCATACAACCATTTTAGGCTTGTCGGCATAACAGGACGCGGTTTAAGCTGCCGAACGGAATAATTTTACGAATATTTTAAGGAATAAAAAACAATGCAAAACGACAAAACCCAAACTGACCGAAACGATAGTGAGGCCAGACTTGAAACCGAAGTTATGCAGTTGCTTGCGGGCAAAAACATAAATATTGTTGAATTGCGCCACTTGATAGGCAAAGTAAGAAGAGTAAAAATAAAAGATAACCTTAAAGAGATATTAAGCACTACATTCCCAGACGAATATACAGATAGTGATTTTATATTTTTTGAAAGATATGCGGGCAAAGAAGCAAATGTTTACCAGTGGGCGGGTGATTGGTGGATATTGGATGATGATAATTATTTAATAACCCCAGATTGTTTTGAAGAACTTAGCAAGCAATCTGCATAACGGATCAGCGATAAGACGCACCGGACATAAAAAGAGAGACTAAAATTAAAAACATAATTAACATATTAAACAACAAAATAGCCGCACAAAAAATAGGTGTCGTTCTTGATTGCGTAGTTATAAAGTTTGCGCCGAAAAAGAAGGCAAAATAATTTTTTATTTGATACGATTTCTCTTGACTTTGTGACCACAATCTCATATATTAGAACCAGAGATTAAAACAACAAAGGAGCAACAAAATGACAACCGAACAGATTACAAAATTGACACCAGAACAGAAAATGAACTTATTGCAAAACAACCCATTGTTCCAAAAGATGATTGAGGTTGCAACAGAGAAAGCAAAAGCAGACCCCACATTTTTAGAGAACTTAGATTTGAACGAACTGAAAGAAGCCGCGCAAGATTCATTTTATTCAAAAGTAGTTGAGTTTATGAACAATAAAAATGATATGAATTTGTTAGCGAAAAAAGTTTATACACAAATTCACATTAATAAATTAGCCGAACAATTATGAGAAAGATAAAGGCATATAAAGGAGGGCGCGGCTTGACAATCCGTGCCCGTGTTACAGAAAAAGAAAAAGCAGTAATTGATGAGGCGCGGAAAGAGTTAAGTTATAGTGATTACCTTATAAAAAAAGCATTGAAGGATGTTAGGCGCAAATCTTTATAATGGCATCTTCGACTCACCCGCCGGTATTATCGGTCGGGTGCAGTCGGTGGTTCGACGGCGCGCAAGCGACGAAGAACCCAAGATGCCATTCGACGGACGATTGCGCGAAGCGCGTCCGTCGAACTACTGCATAACCCGCGAACTTTATAAGTTGTTATAAAATAACGGATTGACTTTTCTTACAAATAAGAATCTATATAGGTCTATATATGCAACTAAAAATAAATTTCGTGCAATATTCGCCGGTGTTATATTTGGAGATCATAAAAGAATTAGTTGAAAAAAGAAAGTATCGTAGTCAAACTGATTTTGTAAATGAAGCAATTAAAGAAAAACTGGAACGTGAGGGTGTAGATTTAGAGCCAAAGAAAAATCACGGTGCGTATAAAGATTGGTGTGAATGAAGAGTAACAACTTAAAACGAGTGATATGAGCCACTGGAAAAAAATCTTGATTATTAATTTTATTTGTTGCAAATTGCATATAAGCTAAACAATAAATGATATTACAATGACAATCAAAACAAAAAGCCCATTTCGAACAAGTTACATTTATTTACCTTCCCCAAGGTCATTTATTTGTTTAGCCCCTTGTTTGACTTGGGCTGTTTTATTGGATAAAACATGTATGAATTAAGAGATTATCAAAACCGAGCTGTAGAAAAAGCATTAAATAATTTCGAGAAATATGCAAATCCTTTTGTTTTAGTTCTCCCAACTGGTTCGGGGAAATCCTTAGTGATTTCTGATATTTGCCATAAACTGAATGAACCTGTTTTAATCCTCCAACCTACAAAAGAAATCTTAGCACAGAATTATGAGAAACTTTTGAGTTATGGAATAACTGATATAGGAATTTACTCTGCTTCATTTAACTCAAAAGAAATTAATAAATTTACCTACGCAACCATTGGGAGTATCTATAAGAAACCGGAATTATTTAAGCATTTCAAATATGTTCTAATTGATGAATGTCATTTAGTCAATCCAAAAAATCTTGAAGGGATGTATAACAAATTTTTCAAAGCAATTGATTGTAAACATATTTGCGGGTTAACGGCTACGCCTTACCGAATGATACAGAAATATTATACAAATCCCGATGGAGAATTAATTTATACAGCATACATTCAAACCATCAATCGAATATACCCTTTCTTTTTCAAGAAGTTTGCACACATTACTACAATCCAAGAATTGTTAGATCAAGATTGTCTTTGCAAATATGATTATAAATTTTATAACGATTTTGATGTTTCAGAAATTAAGATAAATACAACTGGAGCCGATTTTGATGAAAGAAGTTTAGAAAAATTTTGGAGTGATTCACGATTAAAAATACTTGCTGATATTATTGCAGAAGTTGATAAGAATTGTAAACACAATTTAATTTTCTGTTCTTCGATTAGACAAGCGCAAAGATGTTCTGAATTATTGAAAGAGATGGGTTATAATGCCGATTATATTACAAGCGAACACGGCAATAAAGAACGAGATCTATTAATCTCAAAATTCAGAAACGGAGAAATCAAACACTTAGCGAAGGACATTGTTATTACAGAAATGGGAGAAATAACAAATAAACCTTTATTCTCTTTTAAATTAAAAAATAAAAATAAAATTGCTCAAATTATTGGTAATAAATAAATGGCAAGGAAACAGAAAATGGTAGTGGATTATTTCCCGCATTTCGTTAATGATGGAAAAACTATTTTTATTCTTGAATCAAAATTTGGCAATGATGGATATGCTTTTTGGTTTAAAGTCTTAGAAATTATTGGTAAATCTCCTAAACATTTTTTTGATTGTCGGGATGCTTATAATTTTAATTTTTTGTTAGCTAAGACTAGGGTTGAAGAACAAAAAGCTATTGAGATTTTAGATTTACTCGCCGGATTAAATGCTATTGATTTAGACCTTTGGAAATTGAAAATAATTTATAGTGAAAATTTTATCACAAATTTAGACACAGTTTACAGTCGTAGAGATACTCAACCAGCTACTAAAAAAGAGATTATTGATAACATAAACGACCTACCAAAAGTATTAATGTTAACATCAATACCACAGAGCGGGGTAAATGTTGACAAAAGTACACAAAGTAAAGTAAATAAAAGTAAAGTAAATAAAATAAAAGAATATAATAGTGAAACCCCCGAATTTATTTTATCAACTTTGCTTTATACACTCATAAAAACTCGTAATGAAAAATTCAAAGAACCTAATTTACAAAATTGGTGCAAAGATATGAATGCAATAATCCGCCTTGATAAACGTACCAAGGAAGAAATCGAGAAAGTAATTAGATGGTGTCAACAAGATAGTTTTTGGCAAAATAATATTCTATCAGTTTCAAAACTTAAAAAACAATTTGATCAACTTTTTATGAAAATGAACGGTGCGAAAAATGGAACCAACATCACTAAAAAATATGAATATCAAAATGGAGATGGCAGAGAATTCAAAGTTATCCAGTAGTGTCTCTAATATTCCGAAACGGCATGAAGATCGTAATTTTGATAATTATAAAATCAATTCTGATAATGAGAAACAATTTAATATATGTAAAAATTGGGACAGTAAGGAATCAATGACCTTGACAGGCAAAACGGGTACGGGTAAAACACATTTAGCTATTGCAATGTTAAAAAACATGCAAATGATACTAATGCCGGAAAATTATATTCATGAAGAAAAATATAAATTAGAAATATATATTGAACGCGAAAAGGATGAAGATCGTAAGAACTATTATAAAAATCTTTTGGATACTGGTATTTACAAATATCGTAAAGCAGTATGTTTATTTGTCCCGTTTGTAGAAATGTTTGTTGAAATCAACACGGCAGCGATGGAAGACAAAGGGAAACGATCTGTTTTAGATAAATACGCAAAAAATTATGATTGTATTTGTTTTGATGATTTAGGTGCAGAAAGATTAACAGATGCGAAAAGGGAAAATTTATATTACATAATTGATTCTCGTTATCGCGAAATGCTTCCAACGATTATAACAAGTAATTTTACAATTCAGGAAATAAGTGATGTCGAACCTAGAATTGCTTCAAGATTTGCTGAAATGGGTAAAATTGTTCAGTTTAATGGGCAAGATTATAGAAAACAAAATTAGAGAAAACATATTGTGTGCAATTTACCAACAAAATAATCAATGTTATGGAAATAAAGGGTGAGGATGTGTGCAAATCATTAATGAGTACAAAACTGAGCAAATAATTAAAATTATAATTCTAGTCACATGTGCCGAATATTTGTTTAGAGTTGGATATTTATTTTATCCGTTTATAATAATTACTTTAACTGTTATATCTATGATAATAAATATTGCTAATCACAAAAAACGAAAGATTTTAACATCCGTCAACAAAGAAGATTTTGAAAGGGCGGGGATAAATGAACATTATCAAAATATAAAATAGGAGAAATAAAATGAAAACTTTACAAGAAGGTACTGTCGATTTATCAAATGCGTGTGATATTTATAGCGGATTAGTTGATTTATTCAAAGCCAAAGAACCACAAATAAAAATAAAAGTAGAAAAAGGAGGCTATCCTCAAAAGGAAATCAAACACGGGGATTATGGTTACTTTCTACATGAGGGCAATAAAATAACAAGATTTTTCGCGCGAACAGAAAAGAATAGGATTGAAGCATTTTGTACTAAACATTTTGATAAGTGTCGTCAAGGTGCAGATGTTAATAAAAATCCGGGTCGATATTTAATTTGTGGAAGTTTGTTTGATTAAAAGATTAGGAGAATACAACGTGAGAAATGATTTGTTAGGTTCTGTTTGTCTAGGAGTCAATCCATGAACATGTACGAAGGTGTTAAAACTATTAATTTCTTAAATGGCGAATGTTCACATAGATGTATTTATTGCAGTTCTAAATCTTTGAGAGAGAATGTAAAACCATATTATATGGGTGAACTTCGATTGAATGAAAATGCATTTAAGAAAAATTTAGGCAAAGGAAATACTTGGTTTGTTTGCGCACAAAATGATTTATTTGCAGACGAAGTACCGGAGAATTTTATACTAAGAATTTATGATCACATTGCAATGTATCCAGATAATATTTATTGGTTCCAATCTAAGAATTCACAAAGAATGTTTGAATCTGCACGAAACCCATTTGTTTATGGCACGACAATAGGAACAAATCGAGGTAATTCTTATCTATCGACAGCTCCTTCTGTTTGTGAACGATCTGCGTGGTTGTTAAGAATAAAAGCGAAAGAGATAACAACATTCATAACTTGTGAACCACTTGTCGATTTTGATTTAGATGAATTAGTAAGTATTATAATGTTTGCAGAACCTAACTGGGTGAATATCGGAGCTGATTCGAAAAAACACGGACTTAAAGAACCGCCCAAAGATAAAATCCTATCATTGATAAAAGAACTTGAAAAGATTACCGAAGTTCGCTTAAAAACTAATTTACAGAGATTAATTAAATGACAATTGAATTAAGAGATTTACCTAAAGTTTCATTGAATCATTTATTCGGTAGAATGCACTGGACAAAAAGGGAAAAACTTATTGATACTTATAAATGGATTATCCGAAGTCAAACAACTAAAAAGTTTTATAAACCTTGCAATGTTTCATATTCTTTTACTTTTAAAAATAACCCCCTTGATTGTACAAATTGTTCAGCGATGATTAAAATTCTGGAAGATTGTTTGTTTGTAGACGACTCGACGAAAACCGTGAAAAGTATTAATATTGTTTCGCAAAAAGGAAATTTTGATTCAGTAAAAATTACAGTTAATGAAATAATCGAAGAACTAAGTGATACATTATGATAACCGATTCAAATAGACGATACATACAATTCAATCACGTTATTCTTAGGAATTATAAATCAAAAAGATTTGACAGATATGCAGCAAAAAGATTTCCCAAACAAGATGCTCATCACATATTACGGCGTGGGATAGATTATCTTCGTTGGGGTTTCAAACATACATTCCATATACAAGTTGTTCACCAACACCGTGCAAAGTATTTTGAAGAAAATTTTGAACGATCATTAACAATTTTCATTGATTACTGTATCAATGAATTAAAGATTCCACAAGAGGGACTAGAACCGTTTCTTGTTGACACAAAACCGGAAACGATAAAATTATTTTTTGATTTTGTATATTTGAGAGAAAACAATGTATAAATTATTTATAATAGCATTATTTCTACGGCTAAGTATGTTTGTGCTTTTTTCTATATTGTATGATAATCCTACTCATAAAGAAAGTGATGCAAAGGCACATTATGAAACTTCAATAAATTTAGAAGTGCCTAAAGAATCCCAAAAAACAATCGGTTACCATGACTGGTGGGAACGTTCGCCTGTTTACGTTATTTATTTATATGTGACAAAACAAAGTATTCTGTTACAAATTATCCTAAGTTGTTTAACCGTGTTAATTCTTTATAAAATAAATCCATTAGCGGGTTGGCTTTTTTGTTTCTATCCACAGAGTATAATTTTGAGTTTTCAATTTAACAAAGAAACTCTATTATTCTTTGTCGAAGCAATTTTGTTTTTAATAATTTATAGGAGATACAAAAATGAACAAAGGTAATATTGGCGGTATTATATGCACATTTTTAGCAATTGTTGTTTTCTGGTTATCCTTTTATGGCGGGCATTTACTAGAAATAGGAAACCCCAATCAAGACTCGTGGTATGTACTCCCTTATATTATCACATGTGCCGCTTTACTTGTTTTTCTCGGCATATTGGCTGTTGTCTTATTCGACCCCGATGAAAATATTAATAAACCAAAAAGAAAAAGAGATTGGGAGAAATAAACGTGGAATTAAAAATTAAGTGGTGTTGAATTTCTATATAAAAAAATAAAAGCACGATGAAAAAACAAATATTATTATTTCTATCTGTTTTGTTTGTGATTATGTTATTCAATAGTTATGGGCATGTTCTAACTTTTAATTTATATACCTATAAGCCTTTTGGATTCATGCAAAACTTTTTTGAATTATGGAAACCCTCCTTTGGGGTTAGTGCTGAATATTCACATATCTGGAATTATATCCAAATGCCATTTTACATTTTCTTAATGTTTTATTTTCTTAGAAAAGTAAAATTATTTTCATGGGAATTCTTTTTGTTTATTACAATCACTTTAACTTATTCAGTAATTCATGGGAATGCAAGGTATAGGGAACCATTTATAATGGTTCTTATCCTTTGGGTTGGTCAACAAATTAATAATGAGGCATAAAATGTATTTCAAATCATTAGACATGGATTCACATAAAAATAATATTGTAGAAGTCATACGCCCCAAAGAAAAAGAAAATTTTTACAAAAGATACTCCGCTTATATTTGGACGATGATAATGTTTATCGTATTAATCATACTGGCGATAACAACAACATGAAACTGTCGAGAGAAGAAAAAATAGATGCAGTCGGAACATTAATATTTTTCTTATTGGCGTTGATTGCCTGGTTTGTAATATGAAAAAGGAGAAATGAAGATGAAAACATTAAGAATCTTTTTATTACTATTTCTAGTTTGTTTCATAAATGCGGAGGCGCAAAAAGCGGATAGCACTTATGGTTATCTAGTACAAAGAACATTAGAAGGCCAAGAATTTGTATATGATTCTATTACACAAAAGCGTTATCTAAAAGAAACTAAACTTCTTATCGACTCATTAAGGCAAGAACTTAAAGAGTGCGAAGAAAAGAATTTACCAAACTTAAAAGTGATTGATGAAAATGGCGTTTTGGATGCTGGACAAGTTACAATAACCGGCACTATCTATGCACAACCTGGACTTATCAAGGGTTGGAAAATATCTAAAGAACCTTTGAATGAAAAACCATTAAAAATTTATTGGTCTAATGCACAAAAATTAATAAAAATAGTTGACGAATATTTTAGTATATCTTTGGGATTACGTGAAGATGGTAGAGTTGTTTGGAAAATACTCGGAGACAATTGGGAGGCAGATCCAAGCGATGCTTTCAAAAAAGAATTAATAAGAAAAAATCCATATAACAATAATCCGAAAGGCTCAATCAATAAATTTTATGAGGACACTCAAAATCCAATTCGAAAAGAATTAAGGATTTGGTTTCTGAAAGAATATGATGATTATGCGAAAGAGTGTTACGCTGATTCTACGCAAAAAAATATCCATCACCCAAATGCTAAAAATCAAATGTGTTCGTATGATTGGGATTGTATAGTCGAATCGCATTGGTGGAAAGAATGGATTCATAAAGAAACATCTTTCGAGGGTTTTATAGAGTACTTAAAGAAAATGGGAAATTAAAAACATCTTAAAATAAAAAAGAGATGCCTATGGAATAACAAAAGAAAATTATCTCATAAGGTGTGAAGCCGGGTTTTCGATGGAGATTCCCGGCTTTTTTATTCAAAAGATTTATATGGGAGTTTTACGCCATTACACCACGAAGTGCCATGAAACAGTAGTCTAATAGCGTGAAACCGATATTATGGGGATATCGTTCGGGTCATCTCCACTTTCTTAAATTATTATTAAATTTCGGACGTGGGGTTTGAATGACTTTCTTTAACTCAAAGTCTTTTTCATCAAATCCCGTTGCGTTAATCATTCGCCGCGCTTCCCTTTGATTGCGTGCGGTTTGTATTGTTTGAACATTGGGGCAGTCCTTTTGTTCAAATTTAAATTTTGATAGCAGCATAACGACTCCTTTTAATTTAGGCTTGTGATATTTATTTCTTGATTTAATATAGTTGACCAACAAAAAAAGTCATACCAAAAAACACGGTTAGGTTTCATAAATTTTGTTCCTTATAACAGTTGAAAATGGAATTTGGAAAGGGTTGTTCGCAATTCCATTCAGATTTTTGACAATACATTGGTGACCAATAAGGGTTCCCGTTTTAAGACTTATCACTTCATAAAAGTCAATCACTTCACAAACATTGGTTTTCCCTTGCATAAACTTATCGCCTAATTTAACGCCATTAATTTCCATTTTTTACCTCTTTATTTTGACAAATTTTTCGATCAAAGAAATAATTACTTCAAGCATTGTTTTGCCTTGCGTGGCGCACTTTACTTTGAAAGCGCGCCAGAGGGTGGAATCGATTTCGAGTTTATAAAAGGATTTCATATTGCTAACCTTTTGATTGCTTTGACAACTTTATTAAAATCAGCCGGTTCGCCAGCCGGTTCTTCAAAAACAAATTTGCCAACTTTCAATTGCCAGCAAGCATCAGACAATGAAAATTCATCATCTTTAGAATAATTTTTTCTCTCGATATAGATGCCATCTTTTAAGGAAGAATCTTTCGCATAGCCGACAGACTTGAAAAATGAAGCAACTTTTTTTACATCGGCAAATTTGTTTTTCTCGGTTCCGAACATAATATGAACTGGAATATCGTAACCTTTTTCCGTTAGGAGATAACCTTCAAGAACCAGCTGATTGTTGATTGATGATTGCATTGTGAACTCCTTTAATTGTTGTTTTTAATCTCACTGTTAATATAGCAAACACAGTGGACAAAGTCAAGAGAAATCGACAAGAAAATAAAAATAATTTTCATATTCGTTTTATGCTGTTTTTTGAGCTTTTTTTTGTAATGCCTTTTTTTCATATCATCCTTAAATATTAAATTGACGTAATCAAATATTTTGCTTATTTTCAGATAGATTATAAAAAATAGCATCTAAGAGAATCTCGATTAACGAGAACTCTATGATACATAACACAATGAAGGAGTCTTTGTCATGGCAAAAAGTAAGGGTGGTAAAAAAGGTAAGGGTGGTAAAGGCGGCGGTGGCGGTGGTTAGTCCGTTTGCAATCTGTAAAGAAATTTCAAAAATTACAGATTCCGTTATCGTTTCTTTTTCAGGTGGGAAGGATTCTTTAGTCCTTCTCCATTTATGCAAAAAGTATTTTAGAAATGTTCAGGTTTTTTTCTTATATGTTATAAGAGATTTATCGTTCAATGAATCAAAAATAAAATATGCTGAACAGAGATTTGATGTTTCAATTAAACAATAATTAAAAAAACTGCAAGATTGAAAATGAGAGACAATGATGAAACTAACTTTTTCATCGGGATTATTTTCGAGACATATCAAGCGAAAGAAAACTTTTGTGAAAAATACAAAGTAAATTCTCTGGAGCAATATATCAAAGCAGAAGATTTTCTAAAGTTATTGAGTGTTAAATGAAAAGTAAAATATTAATTCTCTCTTTATATCGGGGATGGTTTGATTTAATTCTATCTGGCGATAAGATAATCGAATATCGAGAGATAAAACCGTTTTGGGAAAAACGATTTGCTAAAAACACTTATGAATACATTAGATTTATAAATGGATATGGTAAATTAAGACCAAGTTTTTTAATTGAATTAAAAGGAATAACAAAAACAGACAAATTCGAACTACATTTGGGAAAGATTTTAGAGACTAATAATATGAGCAAGTCAGCGTGATGAAACAAACTAACAAGAAAGAAGGAAAGGGGAAGTCGGACTCTAAAAAAAGAACGGGTCAAAATATCTATATCGGCAAATTAGAGCATGTTTTTAATAAGAAATGGGAAATTGATGAGATCAAAGCACTTGCCGATGAATTGATGGATTGGTTCAATACAGCAGATGAAACCGGTAAAAACAAAATTTGGTTGAGGGATTTTTGCATATCGAAAGGGATCAATAGACAACGGCTTAGTGAATTTGAAAAGAACAATGAATATTTCAAATATATTTATTCATTATGCAACATGAAACAAGAAAGCATTTTATTTAAGTTGGGTCTAACCGTTAAGAGTTCGATGCCAATATTTGCGTTAAAAAACATAGCTGGTTGGAAAGATCAAAGCGAAGTAATAACTCACGAAGGCGTAAAACTTATTCACGATGATATTATATAATGACAGAAATTAAATTATCAGAAATAATTTTACCGGCGTTTCATGAGTTTTGGAAAGTTATCAAGACTGGGAAGTTTAATAACGAAGATAAAACTTTCTTCGTGGCGAAAGGAGGCCGTAACTCATCTAAGTCAACTACTATATCAATAGCTTGTATTTTGTTACTTGTTGAATTTCCTATTAATATTTTAGCCATGCGGAAAGTAGGGAACACAATTGAAAAATCTGCCTATGAACAACTTAAAAAAGCTACAATCTTTTTAGGGATACAAGACGAATTTATATTCAGAAAATCACCGCTTGAAATAATATACAAAAAACGCGGCAATAAGATAATTTTTCATGGGGCAGATGACACTGTAAAAATGAAGTCTATTGTTACGGCTGAATTCCCGATAACTATTTTATGGATTGAGGAACTTGCTGAATTTAAGACCGAAGAAGAAATCCAAACGATTATAGATTCTATTTTGAGAGAACAATTACCGGACGGAATGAAATATAGAATTCTTTACTCATACAATCCGCCAAAACGTAAACAAAATTGGGTGAATAAAAAATTTGAGACTCAGTTTATTCCTAAGAACATTTACATTCATCATTCAGATTATACTTGCAACAAATATTTATCAGAACAAACATTACAAGAAATTGAAATCTTAAAAGAAACAAATATTAAGAAATATAATTGGCTTTATTTAGGTCAACCAACAGGCGGCGGGATAGTACCATTTGAAAATTTAGTTTTTAGAACAATAACAGATGATGAAATAAAGGCATTTGATAATATTAGACAAGGTATTGATTGGGGATATGCAACCCATCCGTTTAGTTTTGGACGATTCCATTATGATAGGAAGAAAACAAAACTATATTTATTTGATGAAGTTTTTGGAGTGCAATTATCTAATCGAATAGCAGCCGAGAAAATAAAAGTTAAGAAATACGGGAATGATTCAATCATTGCTGATTGTGCGGAACCAAAATCTATTGCAGAGATGAAAGAACATGGACTAAATATAACAGGAGCGGTCAAAGGAGCTGGTTCAGTTGAATATGGTGAAAAATGGTTGAATGATTTATCTGAAATTATTATTGATCCGGTTAGATGCCCTGGTGCTGCTAAACAATTTGAGGATATAGATTATAAAGTTGATAGAGATGGTAATACAAAGGCGGAATTAGAAGATATTGAGAACGATGCAATTGACATGACGCGTTATGCTCTAGAGAGAGATATGAAAAAATCTGGTGTCCACTTTTAACAAAATTTTATAGAGAGAGAAAGTTATGTATTATAGCGCAACCGATCAGGCAAACTTAAAAATACTTGCCGGTAAAATTAGAAATGATTCTCAGATGTTTTCAAATCTGATTGATGACGATATAGCATCAAAGCGAAAACAAGATATGCGAACGGGAACAAGATACTATCAAGGTCAACATGATTATTTGAATCATTTGAATTACGATTACATTGAGGAAGGCAAGCCTCAAATAAACACGACACGAGCAAATAATTTAGTTCCTAATCCTTTTGATAGACTTCTTAAGATACAGAAACGTGATAACATTGTAGGCAAACCGATAAGCATAAGTATTGCAGAGGTTGACGTACAAGACGAAAAGAATCCTACACCGAATGAAAAAAAAGCAATGCAGCAAGCGAGCGATTTCCAAACGAAGTTACTTGCAGAACTTGGAGATAAATTCGATGATATTATAAGCGATGTTGTAATAGGTGCTAGTAATGCCGGAGTTGAATTTATTCATCCATACATAGATAATGAAGCAAAATTTCAATACGTGATTACTCCCGCCGTTGGAATAATTCCGTTCTTTGACATGCAATATCAAGATCAATTAATTTCTGTTATTCGTTATTACCAATATCAAGCAATGGATGAAAAAACAAATCAGTTAGTTGACAGATATAAAGTTGAATGGTGGGATGGAATGCAGATAACATATTGGGAGCAACAAGTTGATAATACTTGGTTAAGAGATACTGGATATACAGACAATCCTACGTTCCATTGGTACGATACAAATAAAACATTGGGGACAAAAGAACCTAACGGATGGGGCAAACCGCCATTTGTTTACATACCAAATAATTCCGAATGGTCGGGTGATCTTACCCCGATTAAACCTTTGATTGATGCTTATGATAAAGTATATTCCGGTTTGTGTAATGACTTAGAGGACTTTCAAGAGTTGATTTACATTGTTAAGAACATGAGTGGAATGAATGAAACGGAAAGACAAGGATTAAGCCAAGTTGGTTTCTTTCTAAAGAATATTAAAGCTAAAAAAGTTGCATTTGTAGAGGGTGATGGAGACGTAACAAACTTAAAAAATGAAATTCCTACAGATGCAATCGAAAAGTTTCTTGACATAACGAGCAAAGCAATTTATCGTTTCGGTCAAGGTGTCGACACTGAAAAAACAGATTACGGAAATTTGTCTGGTAGAGCTTTGCAGATACTTTACGCCGGACTTTATTCTAAATGTGATTCGTTGATTATCAAAATGAAAAAAGCACTATCTGAATTTATGTGGTTTGTTGTTAAGTTCATTAACGATAGAGATCATACAACCTATGATTATAAACAAGTTGTGTTCACGTTTAACAGAGCCTCAGTAGTAAACGAGCCGGAAATTATTGAAGGGCTTGCACAAACGACTTGGTTAAGCAAACAACGAATGCTAGAGCTTGATCCACGAGTTGATAATGTAAATGACGAATTAGCCCGTCAAGAAGCGGAGAAAGAAAGAGATATTGAAAACAATCGCATTAAACTAGATAGTGTATCAGACTCAAATGATTATGATGCTGAGGGTAATGTTGTGGGCAAAGATTATACGGGTGAGCGTTACAATAATTTAGGTGAACCAAAGAACAACATGATGAATAAAGACGGCGCAACCGCGTAAAATAATATTTGAACATTGAAAAACATTCTCATATATTTAGGATAACAAAATAACTAACTTAAAGAAGAGGTTATAAATTGGACAACTCAAATCTTTGGAAAGAATATAGAAGGGCACAACAACAAAGAAGAGAAAAACGCCTCCCTAAACGTCAAGATATTATCGAAAGTCTTACCAGAATTCACGGATTCCGAATAACAAAATTAACCGATTATCAATTTAGAATTAAACATGAACGATCCCCAAAAATAGTAGATATTTACCCCATTCATTTACGTTATCACATTATTAATACAAACGAAAGAGGCCAAGTTTTTGGTGAAAAGAAATTAATTAATTTTGTAAAAAGTGTATTTGGGAATTAATAAAGGAATAGATATGACTTCTAGAAAAGTTTTAATTCGTAATATAGCAAACGACATACTCAACGCGGATATGATTGGCAGTCTGGATAGTGTTTATGGGAGGACTAAAGTTGAATTTGTTGTTATTATGGACGAACAATTAATATTTAATGGCAGTCATCAATTATCCGATTCGCTTCGAAATGAGTTTTTTGCTTTACGTGAAAAGATAGAAAACGAGATTAAAGAATTCGCTACAGCAACAGAACTAATCCCAACACCCGACACAAAAGAAAAACTAATAAATGCCGGGATGAATTATTACCAAAATTATTATAGCAAGGGATAGTTATGTGGATAGGAAGAAAAGAGTTCGAAGAAAGAATAAATGAAATAGTTAATGCAATTAATCTTTTGAACGAAGTCACAGAGTTTCTAATCCCAATAATTAATAAGCGTCAAAATCTAATCGCAAAGTACAAACTAATTATGAGATATTAAAATGACAACAGAATTGTTTGCTAAGACCAAAGTTTTAAGATATGCGGATGGACGACTTATTGATCCAAAAGTTTCTTTAACTTGCGGTGTTATTGAAAAACATCAAACAAATAATCTTTTAGGTTATAATATTTTTGTTAGCGAATATATCCCACAAAATAAAATATTCTTTGGCAATAAAAACGATATGTATGTTTGTGAAATTAATTATCCACAATTAATTTATAGTATAGTCCCCGATTTTATGGAAGCGGTTCACACAATTGCACGTTATAACATTAACAAACTTTTTAGAAAAGCAGATTATTTATTTGGCAAAAAATTATGACAGACAACGAAGCTAACAAGAAACTAAATCAACTTCTCTTAAAAGCCGATGGATTATTTGACAAAAGATATTCCATTGCAGAAAATAATATAATCAATGGATATAAGAGATCATTAGAAGAAATCAAAGCAAAGTTATCCAAGATGTTTGAGGATTATAACGGGAAACCAACAATAACAGAACTTCGCAAATATAAACGATTAGATATTCTGGAAAAGCAAATTGTAGAAATAATCGCAAGCATGGAACATGTACAACTAAACACGATGAGTTCCAACATCAAAGGGAGTCTAATTCAGTCGTATGATTTAACAAGTGCGGCATTTAACACAGCAACCGGCCTAGATTTTGCGTTTGCAATGGTACCGAAAGAAAGCATAGATTTTGTACTAAGGTATAACCGATGGCCGGACTTGATTAAAAACGATAATGCAAAATTACTTACAAACATACTAAGCGAAAACGAAAAGTATCTTCGTGCTAATGCTAGTCAAGAAATCGCTGGGGGTTTGGCTCAAGGTAAATCTTATGCGAAAGTAATAAAATCTATTAGTGAAAGATTCGACATAACGAGAACAAGAGCGACCGCAATTACTTATGATCAAATGCACAGCGCACAAATGGCCGGCAGAAATGAAGGAATAAAAACTGCAAGTGCCGTCGCTGAAAGATTGGGTATAGAGTTTGAAAAGATTTGGGTACACAACGGCGGGCGTAAAGTACCACGTCCAGATCATATACTCATGGGCAAGGAAGGATATAAAGGACACGTTGCAGATAAGAACGGAATATTTACTTTACCGGACGGAACAAAAACAGAAGCTCCGGGATTAACTGGAAACCCAGCTCACGACTGTTTTTGCAACTGCTCAGCTATTTTTTCTATTAAGGGATTATAAATGTTATTAATAATTTATATCATTATTTATCTAGGCATGTATTTTGGATTGCCATTAATATTCACAACTCGAAAAACAATTTGACAAAGAACAAAAGAAAAACTAAATTACAGGTAAGACATGCAGCCTATTAACAATCAGTACATATTTAGGAAAGAGGATTCAAACGATATGCTTTTAGTGTCCTTGCAATTGAAAAATTTAATCCCTAAAACTGGTAACGGCAGAGTTGAAATAGTTTTTCAAGATGATGTATTGCTGCATACGATTTGTTCTGAAAGGGATAGTGTCAAACTAAAAGTTAAGGATGTTCTCAAAAAGTTTTTCAATGTAGATTAAATGAATAATCTCAATTTACAATCGGTGATATTTTCAAAGAAAGAATCTGATTTTTCGTATTTACTAAAAGGTCAATATTTGAGAAACGGAGAAGTTAAATATTTCGATATAGAATTTATCAATGAATCACGTGGTATTATCGGAGCATTGAGATCAATAACAAAAGCATTGCAGAAAGAAGAAGAACCAAACATTTTGAAAAGATTGTTAAAAAGAATATCCAGATTGATATAATAAATGTCAAAGGAAGAAGAAAAACAATTTGTTAATAAGATGACTGCAAAGATGTTAGTCGATAGTTATGCAAAAGCAGAAAAGATTCGTAAGATTATAAATGATAATGAAATTAAAAGAAATATTGACAAAGTGAAGATCAATGAGATTAAATGAATATAGCTTTTCTAAAATATAATCGAGATATGAAAAGAAAAGGAATATCAATTCTTTACTCAGAGATTCTAAAAAAAGAATGGTATTTTTTTAGTAATTAAATAAATTTAACATAGCAGTATAAATTCGCAACTTATAAAAGAGCGAGTTGGCTAAGAGATAACACTCTTACCGATTCGCTTTTTTTTGTTTATATAAGTTTCAACAAACAACCGCCTTTGGTATTTCGGCGGGTACAAATTGGAAGACAGTAACGGACGCAACCGGATTAAGCGAACTGAAAACAAAAAATAAGGAAGTAACAAGATGGCAACATTAAACGAAAAGTTAAAAGAAGTTTTAGGAGATTCATTCACTACTGAATTAGAAACTAAAATAGGCAATGTTGGAAAACACGTAGCCTATTTTTGGGATAAAGACAACAAGGAAGCAAAAGACCTTGAGCCTATACCAAAATTCAGAGTAAATGAAATGCTTGAAGTTTCTAAGAGTAAATCTGAAGAATTGTTAGCACAGGTTGCAACATTAGAATCTCAAGCAAAGGATTATGACAAGCAATTAAAAGAATTAAAAAAATCGGCTGAAGGTAACCCAGATTTAATAAAACAAATAGAGACTTTACAATTAAGCAATAAGGAACAAAAAGAAAGTTTCGAGCAAGAAAAATTAAATCTCTCCAAAAAAACTCTTGATAACCAGAAACATCTTGCAGTATTAGAAATGCTAATGGACAATGACGTTCTTAAACCAACTCACAGAACTATGTTAGCAAGGGAAATTGAATTAAGCATAGGGTTAGACAAAATCGAACTTGATGAAATCGGGAAAGTAAAAAAGTCCGATGAAATTATGAAACCCTACAAAGAGAATCCCGATTATTCTGGATTCATTGGCAAAACAGTTGCAAAAGGTCAAGCTCATGTTCAAGGCGAACTTGATATGAGTGGTGATCTTTTCACACATGAACAACTAAAATCATTAACAAAAGAACAATTGCTCGACCCGAAAGTTATGGCCAAAGCAGATAAATCATACGCGGTAATCGGCAAAGTCTAAGGAGAAAAATAAAGATGTCAATTCAAAATTTTAACAAAACATATTGGGAAGCAAAGTTACAAGTGTCGCTCGAAAAGATACACGTAGCAGCTTCCGTCGCGAACAAAAGTTATCAAGGGACTTTGAAAAATCTTGATGACGAAGTAAAAATAATCCAGATCGGTGATGTGAATATTAACGCCTTTACACGAAGAATGACTTTAGTCCGTCAAGAGATGAGTGATGCTTCTCTGAAATTGAAAGCAGATCAACCTTATTATTTCGACTTCGATGTAAATGATGTTGACGCGGTACAAGAGAAAGCAA